GAATAAAGTAATATCTGCTATTATATCAGATAGGTCGTTTACTCGACAAATCTATGATATTTTAAAGCCTGAATACTTTGATGCTGAAGCCTCGGAGTGGTTGGTTAAAACTATTATGAGACACTTCGATGAGTATGAACAAATGCCCACATTAGATGTCCTTAAAGTTAAAATCAATACCATCGATAGGGATGTTTTAAAGACATCGGTAGTTGACAATCTTAAATTTGCTTGGAATCACCTTGAAAGTGATGATTTACCTTATGTTAAAGACCAAGTTCTTGACTTTTGTAAGAATCAGTCAATTAAGAACGCAATCCTTGATTCAGTAACACTTTTAGAAGATGGTAAGTATGATACCATCAAAAAGAAGATTGATACTGCTATGAAAGCCGGCCAAGACTCCGACATCGGCCACGAATACAAAACTATGATTACTGAACGATATGAAGATTCAGTCCGTAATGTAGTATCCACTGGTTGGGAGGTTATTGATGAAATTACCCAAGGTGGGTTTGGTAAAGGTGAACTTATTCTATTCGCTGCACCTCCGGGAATTGGTAAGTCTTGGGCATTGGTCAATATTGGTGTAAATGCTATGAAGAAGGGTAAGATTGTAGCACACTACACATTAGAATTGAACGAAGGTTATACCGGTCAACGATATGACGCAGTTTTAAGTGGAGTTGCAGTGGGTAATTTGAAGTACAATATGGATGATGTTAAGAAAGCAGTCCAAGGTGTATCAGGTGACCTTGTTGTAAAACACTATCCTACTAAAACTGCAAGTGTTACATCATTAAAAGCACATATGGATAAGATGACTCTACAAGGTAAAAAGCCAGATGTAGTAATTGTCGATTATGCTGACCTTTTGAGAGGTCCTGCAAAGGAAAAGAGACACGAAGAGTTAGAAGAAATAATCGAAGACCTTCGTGGTTTGGCTGGTGAGTATGAAGTTCCGGTATTTACGGCATCTCAAATCAATCGTAGTGGTGCTGAAGATGACATTATTACAGGTACGAAGATTGCAGGGTCATTCTCAAAAATGATGACTGCTGATTTCGTGGTATCTCTATCTCGTAAGATTGAAGATAAACTTGCTGGGACTGGTAGATGGCACGTAATTAAGAATCGTTTTGGACCTGATGGAATGACATTCCCTTCTAAAGCAAACTTCTCAACTGGCCAAATTCACATCTACAACGATGATTCCATTGATGGTAGAAAGACCTCAAACCAGATGAAACAAGGGGAGAGTTTAGTAAGAAAAGAATTAGCTCAAAAATATAAAGAAATGAGTGGTGATATTGGTTTCTAATCACTATATATAAACACCCCCAATGAAAAATATGTCTAACTATTTAACAAGGAACCAGTATGGGTCTATTTGATAATCGAGTACCTTTTAAACCATTTGAATATCCTGAATACTACACCGAAGGTTGGTTGAAGCAAGCACAGGCATTTTGGTTACATACCGAAATCCCAATGCAAGGTGATATCAAGGATTGGAATGAAAATTTGTCAGTTGAAGAAAAGAATTTAGTAGGTAATATCCTACTTGGGTTTGCTCAAACTGAATGTGCCGTATCCGATTATTGGACTACTATGGTAACCGAGTGGTTTCCTAAACACGAAATCAAGCAAATGGCTATGATGTTCGGTTCACAAGAAACCATTCACGCTACTGCATACTCATATTTGAATGAATCCCTTGGTTTAGAGGATTTTGAAGCATTCCTACACGAACCAGCAACGGCTGATAGATTTGAGAATCTTGCTAACATTACCAATCGGTATACTTGGGAAGACTTAAAGACTAATAGTGATGCTCGTAAGGAAATTGCAAGGTCTCTCGCTATCTTTTCTGCATTCACCGAAGGTGTTGCACTATATTCTTCATTCGCTGTCTTATATTCGTTCCAAATGAGGAATAAACTTAAAGGTATTGGACAGCAAATGAAATGGAGTGTTCGTGATGAGTCACTACACTCAAAAATGGGATGTCAATTATTCAGACATATGTGTGATGAATACCCAGAGTTAAAACAAGACGCAAAGTCGGCAGTCGAAGAGGCTGCTAACATTATGTTGGAGTTGGAACTCAAATATATTGATAAGATGTTTGAAATGGGTGATTTGGAAAATCTAAAAAAGACCGACCTCATCAATTTCATCAGAAGAAGAGTAAATGAAAAATACAACGAATTAGGTTACGAAGGTAAGTTATTTGACTATGATGCTGACTCTGCAAATGAGTTAGAATGGTTTTATCACTTAACCGGGGGAACAACTCATACCGATTTCTTCGCAGTGAGACCTACTGATTATAGTAAGGCAAACGAAGGTGAAGATTGGAATGATTTATGGTAAAAAAAGTTATGAAGAATTACGGAGAAGAATTGGGTTGGGAGCTCGGAGTAGACTTTCCAACTTGGGCAAATACTGAAATATATGTTAAGACTATTTCAAAAGGATACTTACTCGCAGGTGAAACGCCAAAAGACGCATATTGGAGGGTTTCCACCGCCGTGGCACGCAGACTTCAAAAACCACATCTTGCTAGCAAGTTTTTTGATTATATCTGGCGCGGTTGGCTTAATCTTGCTAGTCCTGTACTTTCTAATACTGGCACCGATAGGGGTCTTCCGATATCTTGTTTTGGAATTGATGTCGGTGATTCAATCCAAGAAATAGGTCAAAAGAACCTTGAATTGATGTTGTTGGCCAAACACGGTGGTGGTGTTGGCATTGGACTAAATATGATTAGACCCGCAGGTGCTAAAATCACCGATAATGGTACATCAGATGGGGTTGTTCCATTTGCTAAAATCTATGACTCAACAATCCTTGCTACAAATCAAGGTGCAGTTCGTAGAGGTGCTGCATCAGTTAACCTTAACATCGAACATAGTGACTTTGATGAGTGGATTGAAATCCGTGAACCAAAGGGTGATGTCAATCGCCAATGTTTGAACCTACACCAATGTGTAGTTGTAGGTGACAAGTTTATGAGAAAACTTGAGGATGGTGATGATGAGGCAAGACGCAGATGGGGTAAGGTACTTCAGAAGAGAAAAGCAACCGGTGAACCTTATGTAATGTATAAGGGTAATGTAAACAAACAAAACCCAGAAGCATACAAACAAAATTCATTGAAGGTCTTTATGACCAATATTTGTAGTGAGATTACACTTCACACCGATGAGTCCCACTCATTTGTATGTTGTTTGTCTTCAGTCAACTTAGCTAAGTTTGATGAGTGGAAAGATACCGACTTGGTATATACGGCAACTTGGTTCTTGGATGGTGTACTCGAAGAGTTCATTCAAAGAGCAAAGAATATGAGAGGATTTGAGAATTCAGTTCGTTCTGCTGAAAAGGGTAGAGCATTGGGACTTGGTGTTCTTGGATGGCACACATACTTACAACAAAAAGGTATGTCGTTTGAAGGTCTACCTGCTCAGTTCGAAACTCGTAGAATCTTCTCTCAAATGAAGATTGAGTCTGAAAGAGCATCTCGTGATTTGGCCAATGAATATGGTGAACCTCTATGGTGTATTGGTACTGGTATGAGAAATACTCACTTGAGAGCTATCGCACCAACAGTATCAAACTCTAAATTGAGTGGTAATGTGTCTGCTGGTATTGAACCTTGGGCCGCAAATGTCTTTACTGAACAAACCGCTAAAGGTACATTCATTCGTAAGAACAGTGAGTTGGAAAGAGCACTTCGTAAGATGGGTATGAACAACAAAGATACTTGGGATAGAATCCTTGCAGATGGTGGTTCAGTACAAGGATTGGATGAGTTGGACAACTGGGGATATGTGGATGGTAAGTTGTCTAAACGTGAAGATATCACACAAGACCTTATAGACAATAACCAAGTAGATTGGGTAAAGGATGTGTTTAAAACATTCAAAGAAATCAACCAATTAGAGTTGGTAAGACAAGCTGGTATCAGACAACAATATGTTGACCAATCAGTATCACTCAATTTAGCATTCCCATCACAAGCTAGTCCAAAATGGATTAATCAAATCCACATGGAAGCTTGGAAACAGGGAATTAAAACACTTTATTATATGAGAACGGAGTCGGTACTTCGTGGAGACATCGCAGCTCGAGCCACCGACCCTGATTGTTTATCTTGCGATGGTTAGGAAATATTATGAAACAATATCTTTATTTTAGTGCACCTTGGTGCGGGCCTTGTAGAATGTTAGGGCCTGTAATGCAAAAAGTTAATAACACAATTCCTGTCCAGAAAATCAATGTGGATGAGCAATCTGAAATCGCTTTACAATATAATGTAAGAAACATCCCAACTGTTATTCTATTAGAAAATGGTCAAGAGATTAAACGACTTGTAGGCGCAAAAGCAGAAGCAGAATATTTGAATGTCTAATTTATGAACGTATCACATCGTTATAAATTGATATGGTGGGCTCCGGGAAGGTGCGCATCACGATTTACTTCTCGGATATTATCTCCGTTACAATTTTATAATTACGATGAAGAATATCCTACTAAACTTGGACCTTATTTTGATTTACTACACGAGGATGATACTCCCGACTTACCGATGGGGACATTTTCACATAAACTAATAATTCCTTCAAACGTAGACTCATCGGATTACAAAATTATAGCAAATGTTAGAAATCCATACGATGTATTTTACAGCAATTATAGATTAGAATCAATAGAACACCTTCGTGGTATTTTGAAAAAAAACCCAACGGAGTCCGATATACAAGTGTCGTTCGAAGACTGGGTTAAGATTGAAATGGACTTCTATTATAATAATATAGAACAAATAAAAGATGCTTGGGATATATATAATTTGCAAAAAAAATCTGATATTGATTATCTCATTAGGTATGAATACTTACACGATGATATTGTAAGTGTACCTTTAATATCGGAGTTGTACAATTCAAATGAAGTGTATAATCAACTCGTAAACTCCATATTAGAACACCCTACCGAATATAGAAGAGGGTTACCACACATAAATCAGACATTTAGAGATGTCTTTACCGAAGAAATGGCAAATTATGTGTATGAAAGATACATATATCAGTTTGATGAATTTGGATATGACAAAGACAGTTGGAAAAAATAATAAATTATGATTATAGTAGATGATTTTATAAAAGATATCTCTCTATTAGAGGAGATACAAAACGACCCCACATTCTTTTCTCAAAATGGAAAATATATGTGGTGGGGTGGTCCGTGGACTTCTGAAGCACAAACTTTAAAACAAAGATTGATTGAGGAAATGTGGATTAAAAATTCACCGTGGGATTTCCCAAGATATAATTCAATTATTTTATCTGGCTTTGAGTATTGGACTGGTCAATATTCACCATCTGACCTTGATGATGGTAAGACTGATAATTTGGTCATACATTACGATAAAGATGAACCATTGTGGCACAGCACGGGTGAAATTGTAACACCAATTATGGGTACAGTATTCTATCCAGTGCCGATGGATATTGATGGTGGGTTTTTGGAAATATTCATTAATGGCCGTGATGGTGAGCCAGAACGAATTGAAGCAAAATACAACAGACTCATTATATTTGAAGCAGGTAACTATCTACATAGAGTCACTCCTGTAAC